TTGTTGCAGGGATAGGTAATTCTAACACCACATACTATGCAATCACACTACCAGCAACGGCAGAGTTTGAAGTCGGTCTTGGAACTATTACTGATGCTAGTCCAGATACTTTAGCTAGAACAACAGTCATAAGCAGTTCTAATAGTGATAATGCAGTAAACTTTAGTGCCGGTACAAAAACTATTTTCTGTACTATGCCTGCTTCAAAAACAGTGTTTTTAGATGCTAGTGGAAATACTACATTAGGTGCAGACTTATCTGTTGGAGATGATCTTACAGTTTTAGGTGGTATAATTGATTTAAAATCTAATAGTGGATCAGTAGCAGCTCTTAGAATGTATTGTGAAAGCTCAAATGCTCACTTCCAAACATTGTCACCACAACCACATTCCGCTGATGCAAGTAATACATTAAGACTTCCTGATAGCGGAGATGGTGGCACACAAGATTTAGTTGCCGTAGGTATTACGCAAACATTAACAAACAAAACTCTTACTGCACCGACTATGACGGGTACTTCTACAATGGTAGATTTAGACATATCTGGTACTGTAGATGTTGATGGTACTACAAATTTAGATATAGTTGATATTGATGGTGCAGTTAACATTGCCGCTGCAACTACTATAGCCACTAACAATAAGATAATCTTTCGTGATGCTGCAATTCATATTAGTTCTACTGCCGATGGTGACTTGTCTATTGCTGCTGACGATGAGATAGACTTAACTTCAACATTGATTGATATTAATGGTAATGTAGAAATCAGTGGAACAGCCACAACAACAGGAGTTCATACATTTACAGCAGTTCCTGTCTTCCCTAACAACACAGTAGAGACAGCAGATATTCAAGCAGATGCTATAACAAGCGCTAAGATTGCTGATGATGCTATTGATTCAGAACATTATACAGATGGAAGTATTGATACTGCACACATATCAGCCGATGCTATAACAGAAGCAAAGATAGCAGACAATGCAGTAGAGAGTGAACACATAAACAATAACGTAATATCAGGACAAACTGAACTAGCATCTGGGATTGCAGACGCAGACGAACTATTAATAAGTGACGCAGGAACAGTAAAACGAGTAGATGCAAGCGTATTTAAAACATACATAGGTGCCGCAGACGATGCCACAGCATTAGCAATCGCATTAGGATAAGGAAAAAGAAATGGCAAATACATTTAAAGTAGTTAACTTTGCAGCTGAACCTGCAACAGCAGGAGCAAACTCTGGACTTGCCTATGTTGTTTATACAGCACCGGGCAGTACAACTACAGTTGTTCTAGGTTTAACTTTAGCTAATATACACACAGCACAAGTTACAGCAGATGTTTATTTAGTAAGTGATACAGGAAGCAGAGGGGGTGCTACAGGTTCTTTAGTTGCCAATGGTAACAGTCTCATTGTTAAGGGAGCACCAATTCCTGTGGGAGGAGCTTTAGAATTAATGTCTGGAAATAAAATAGTATTAGAAACTACTGACCAAATAGTTATAGACTGTTCTATAGCAGATAAACTTTCAGGCACGTTGAGCATTATGGAGATAACATAATATGGCATACATTGGTAATACTGCATCCACTAGATTTGTAGCTAATAGGGCTGCTTCTGTTTATTCTGGTGATGGCTCTACAGTAGCTTTTACATTAGAAGAAGCTGTAGGTTCAGACGAAGATATATTGGTATCTGTTGATGGTGTGGTACAAGAGCCTTCAGTAGCTTACGCAGTTAGCAGTGGAACAACATTAACCTTTAGTGCAGCACCTTCTAGTAATTCTGGTAATAATATATTTGTGTATTATTTAAGTCTTGCCAAAGGAAGTGTAGTTCATCCTGCAACAAGTGCTTTGAGTGCAACAACAGGTACGTTTAGTAGTAATGCTACTGTAGCAGGTACGCTTGGTGTAACAGGGGCAGCTACATTTACTGCACAAGGTCAGTCTCCAAGAGTAAATGTGCTTGCACAGGTAACAGGATATACTTCTGGTACTGTACTAACAGCAGCACAATCAGGAGCTATTGTAACTTTTCCTGCAATGGGTGGTGCAGCAACGCTATCCCTTCCAGCATGTGCAGGTTGTTTAGGTGCTACCTACACATTTGTAATGTTAGGTACAGCAGGTAATGATGTTGATATTATTACTAATGGCTCTGAAAAGATTATTGGTTGTGTTCCAAAAGGTGACGGAGACAACGTAGGAATTGCAGACGCAAATGATTCTGCTGGTTTTGATGCTAACGCAGTTGTAGGTTCAAGTTTTAAAATTACTTGTATTTCAACTACAGCAGCACTAGCGTTTTTGTTACATGATGTCATTGATGGTCTTGCAGCAAATACTGGTGGTATTAACTTAAAATAAGGGATAAATAATGGCATTAACAAAAGTATTAACAGGTGGAATTGCACTAGATGCTGTAGACAATACTATATTAAAATTAGATGATAACTATGCTTTGACAGGTACTGTAACTGGCGCAGGTGGTGGTAAAGTAGGACAAGTAATTCAAACTGTAAAGTCTAGTGCAACCACAACAAATAGTGCTACTCCAGTGGCTATATCAGGAATGACAGCTAATATGACTTGTGCAGCATCAAATAGCAAAGTCTTAATTGATCTTACTGTTACAATAGGGGCTCAACCAGCTATGTATGGGGTTATACAGTTATTCATAGGAGGTAGTGTAAGTGCCTTTATTGGTGATGCAGTTAGTGGTGTACAAAGAAGTTCAGTTGGTAATTTTGCTGGTGGTAACAATGCACTTCAATTACAAGGGTTTTCAAACTCTTTTCTTTATTCTCCATCATCAACTTCAGAGATAACTTATGCACTTTATTGGCAGAAAGGTGAAGATACCCCTAATATATACTTAAATAGGTGTCATAATAATTCTACTGGTAATGCTGCTACAGGCATTTCAACACTTACATTAACGGAGATATTGGCATGAAATATGAAGCTATATATAGTCTCTACTCTAATGTTGTATCTATAGATGGAGATGAAGATGATTTAGTTGCTTATGATAAAGATTGGAATGTTGTCTCTTTAAATGCTGATGATGTAGCAACAAAAGTAACACAGTTGCAAACTGCTTATAATAACAATGCCTACCAAAGAAGTAGAGCAAAAAAGTATCCATCGATGGCAGACCAACTAGATGACATATATCACAATGGTGTAGATGAGTGGAAGAAGACCATTAAAGCTGTTAAAGATAAGTATCCAAAGGAGTAACAATGGCTTATATAGGAACCTCCCCTTCAAATGGAGTAAGACGAATTTACAACTACACAGCTACAGCAAGTCAAACTAGCTTTAGTGGCAATGACACTCTTGGTATTAGTTTAGCTTACGCTGATGGTGCTTATATAGATGTGTACCAAAATGGTGTGCTTCTTATACCAACGGATTATGTAGCTACTACAGGAACAACTGTTGTTTTAGATACTGCTGCGTCTGAAGATGATACAGTTCAAATGGTTGTTTATGATGTGTTCTCTGTAGCTGATACGGTTAGTCAAAGTGCAGGTGGTAACTTTGCAGGTAACGTAGGCATGGGTGGTACTCTTGCAGTTACAGGTGTACCTACATTCACAGGAAGAAGTGTTCACAGTGGTGGTATAACAATAGCTAATGCAGGACAGATAGGTTCTGTAGGTGATGCAGATGCTATGGCAATATCAAGTAGTGGTGTTGTGACATTTAGCCAAACTCCTGTAGGTGCTGGTGTTGCTTTAACTTCAGCAACTACTGTTGCAGCAACCTCTGGAACAGAAATAATTTTTACAGGTATTCCATCAACAACAAGTCGAATTATGCTTATGTTTCGTGGAGTAACAATGAGTGCAAATCAAAATATAAGGATTACTCTTGGTACAAGTAGTGGTCTTGTAACAAGTGGGTATATTGGAACATCAGGATATGGTGCTGGTGCTAATAATCGAACAGACAGTTGGGTTTGGTATCCTGCCAATGGAACTTTATCAGGCGTTATGACAATCTGCCATATGGGTGGAAATATATATGTTCAAGGTCATTCAAGTAAGTATAATACTAGTAATACTTCATTTGGTGGCGGTGATGTTGCAGTAGGTGGAGTTGTAGACCGATTAGGAATAGATCCAGCAGGTGATGCTACTTTTTCTGCTGGTGCAATTAATATAATGTTTGACTAATAGGAGAATGTAGTGGCTAACGAAAAAAAAATAATACATGATCTTGCAACTAATAAAACAACAGTAGTAAATTATACAGATGAAGAACAAGATATTTATGATGCAAAAGTAACAGCTTGGACTAACGCTGCACCTGCTAAACGTATGGTAGACTTACGCAAACAAAGAGATGCACTATTAGCAGAAACAGATTACATGGCATTGGGTGACGTAACCTTGTCAGATGCTTGGAAAACATACAGACAAGCTTTAAGAGATATAACAAGCCAAACACCAGCAGATGATGCGTTGAGTAACATTACGTTTCCAACAAAGCCAAGTTAAGGAGCAACAGATGAGTAGAGCAGCAGATTTAGCAGCAGGTAAAATAGCCACATTAAAAACGACAGCTATAAAGTTTACTGATGGCGATGCTTCAATGACTATTGCTGATGGAGGGGTTGTAACATTTGCTGCTGCTCCTGTTGGTGATAATGGTGGTGCAATGGAATTAGTATCTAAAGTTACTACTGCCGTAACAGATTTAACTGCATTAATTGTAACTTTACCAGAAACAACAGACTTTGAATATTTAAAATTAATTATAAACTTAAAAGCAGAAACAGCAACAGCCCATAGGTGGTATATGCTTGTAAGAAATACAGCAGATGATGCTTTTGATACTGGTGCTAGTGATTACAGATATATGTATACCTACAACTACAATACTGGTAGTGGTGGTGGAAATGCTCAAAAAGGTGACGTAGATGGTACAGCTTATATTGAATTTATAGAAGGAAACACAGGAGATGGGTCTGATGATTTTGAAACTTTTCATTTAGTTTTAGATATATATCACACAGTAGGCACAGCTAAACACCCAAGATTTAATTGGGTAGCTGGCATAGAAAAAAGACATAATGATGCTATTTCTTACGGCTCTTCTGGTTCTGCAATCATTGGCACCGCTATAGCAGTAAACGGACTAAAGTTTTTAAAAAGTGATGGTGCTGAATTTACTAATCAAGGTTATTCTTTGTATAAGGTGATAAAATAATGCCAAAATATATTTTAGACAATGGTGTAAAAAGAGAAATGACAACTGCTGAAGAAACAGAAGGCGTTCTTTCTGGCGATGCTTTAGTTGCTGTTAACTTAAGCTCATTAAGAAGCATGAGAAATCTGTTATTAATTGAGACTGATTGGATGGCTAATTCAGATGTAACAATGAGTGATGCTTGGAAAGCATACAGAAAAGCTCTTAGAGATATTACAGATACTTATGGCTCAATGTCTGATGATGGTTTTTCATTTCCAACTAAACCAAGTTAAGGGAGCAAAATAATGTTTGGTCATGCTTCTATATCTGAAGCATCTTTTGGTGATGTAGGCGGTGTAGTACAGGTAGGAACCGCAGAAATGAGTGGTACTGCATCTAAGACTTCTATAGGTGTTGGTATACTTGCAGGTATTGCTACAATGGATGGTAACTTCACAGCAACAACAGCCGGTATATTTATAACAGGTAGTGTTAATGCAGAATTAAGTTCTAATTTTACACAAACTACAGAAGATATAAGATTAGTTAATCTCACTGATGTAACTATTAGCAGTGTATTTACACAAACGACAGATGGTATTAATATACTAATACCAATAGTAAGTACTGATTTAAATTTTACAAAAACAACATCTGGAGATATACTATACGAAAATATAGGAGAAACAACAGGTAAAAGACCAGCAGGAGCTTCTTCACCGGGATCTGGGTATACAGAAATATCTCCTTTGGGTGTAGAAAGTTATTCAAATATAACACCATCAGGATCTGAAACATGGTCAGAAATATAAGAGGTAAACATGGCAAGTACATATACAGCCAATAGTGGTATAGAAAAAATTGGAGCTGGCGAACAAGCCGGAACTTGGGGCGTTACCACAAATAATAATTTAGATATTTTAGATAGATCGATAAACGGTGTTGGCACAATTACTTTGACTGGAACAACAACCGACTTAACTACAAATGATGGTGTATTATCAGAGGGTGGATATAAAGTTCTTGTTTTGGCAGGGTCTCCATCTGGAACAAACACAATTACAATAGGACCTAATGATCAAGATAAAATGTATTTTGTTGAAAATGGTACAGATCAAAGCGTTATATTTTCTCAAGGTGGCGGAGCTAACGTTACTGTAATAGCTGGTGCTAAAAGCATGATTTATGCAGATGGAGCAGGATCTAGCGCTGCTGTTGTTGATTTAACAGCTGGATTAAGTTTGGGGTCTTTAACGCTTGCTGGCACAGTCGTTACTACTACAGCAGCAGAATTAAACCTTATGGATGGCGGTGCAACTGTTGGAACAACTGCTGTTGCCGCAGGAGATGGTATTGTTACTAATGACGGTGGCACAATGCAACAAACTACAGCAGCTACATTTTCAACGTATTTTAATCAAAATTTAGTAGAGGCAAAAAACGCTTTGACAGTAGCAGGTACAGTTACCGTTACACCTACTGGTGCTACATCTGTATACCAACCTCTTACAGTTGGTAGCGGTAGTCAAATAGTACGAGTTGCCGTTACTAATTTAGTTGCGGGTCAATACGTAATTATTGATAAAACAACCACAACAAATAGTATGACAATAGATTGGACAAACGATAGTGCAGTTACATCTTCGGGCATTTCATTAGGAAGTAGTGCTGATTTAGGTATTGGCATATTTAATGGTGCTGGTTTTTCTTTCACAGAGACAGTCAAATTTTAGGTGTTAAATGAGTATACCATTAATATCAGGTTTAGGGTTTACTGAAGTAGATTCAGCAGGGACGCTTAATGACAAAGCTGGGGATGCTAAAAGCAAACTTCCTATACAGTTTTTTAGATTAACAGATAATATTTCTGGTAATTTAACTTTAAATGATAATGCTGCTCATAAAAAAATTATACTAGATACAAATGGAAAGACTATAACTAATTCTTCTGGCTCACCTTTGACTACAAATTCAAGTATAGCATTGGAATTAAAAGGTAGTGGTAATGTACAATCTACTTTAAAAACTTTTACAGCTTCTGAAAGTTCAACAAGCCACACAGGTACAACTATATTTAGTAGTAGCGATAGCTCTACACTAGTTGTGGCAACTTCAGATACGGATAGCACACAAACGGCTGTTTTAACTAGAACAGCAGGAACACAAACAGAAAGCTTTGGTTCTCGAGGGCTTGTTCAGCTAACTTGGAATGAATGGCCTAGCGCTTTCCAAAATGTTAATTCTGCTTTAAATGGTGGTGGTAATCTTGCTTCTGGAGTGCGGCTATTAGGTGTTACAACCTCAAGTGCTTCCGCACCTAGTGGTGGGAGTACTTTAGCTATTCCAACAAGTTGTGGAAGCCAAACAAGCTTACGTAACTCAGGTGTAGCGACACCTGAAGCACACGCTGCAGTTTTTTACCAAAACTGTGCGTCAGGAAATCCTTGGCAATTTTATATTTTAGACTTAGGTGTTGGATCAAGCTTTAAAGTATGGCTTACATTGCCTTCAACACAAAATAATAGATCGTTAACTTTTACAAACAATTTGGCTATTTCTTGTGTTTTATCTGGGGGAGACCCGTACAGCGATGTTACAGTTACTGCTGGTTCAACTGCTGTAGTTACAAGAAGCGATTCAACAGATGGATCATTTGATTTAACTGGTACAATAGAGGGCAATAATGGAGATAGTCAGCCATATGCTTTAGTGCCAGCTAACGATGGAGCAGGTAGTATTAATACCGATGCTTATACTGGAACTTTATCAGCGAGTGCTTTATAATGCCTTTAACTAAATTAAGTTTTAAACCCGGAATATCCTCAGACAATACACCTTATAGTAATGAAGGTGGATTTGTAGATGGAGATAAAATTAGATTTAGATTAGGCACGCCAGAAAAAATGGGCGGTTGGTCTAAATATAGTCTTAATCAGTATCAAGGATCAGCAAGAAGATTGCATAATTGGATTGCATTAGATGGTTCAGATTTTTTAGGTTTAGGTACTCATTTAAAGTATTATATAGAACAAGGTCAAACGTTTACTGACATTACGCCTATACGAAATGTAACATCAGCAGGTGATGTAAGCTTTTCTGCTTCCACTAGTGCTAATTTTGACTCTACTGGAGGTAGTTCAAATAATTCTACATTAGTTACCATTGTCGACCCAGCACATGGTGCGAATGAGAGTGACTTTGTAACTTTTTCTGGTGCATTTACATTAGGTGGTAATGTAACAGCAACTTTGTTAAATGCAGAACATCAAATAACATCAATAATAAGTTCTAATTCTTATACAATTACACTTTCTGTTTTAGCAACTGGCTCTGATACTAGTAATGGTTTTTTTACAGATGCTACTTGTGATTATAACAATGATCCAACTATAACAATGGATAGCACAGCCCTTCTTATTGCTGGTATACCAGTTACTGGTACAGGAATACCAGCAAATGCTACTGTATCTTCAATTACAGATGGGACAACTTTTGAACTTAGTGCTTCTACTACTGGTGGTTCAGTCACAAATGGAACATTATCTTTTAATGTCTCAAAAGCAACTTATCAAATAAATACAGGTCTTAATGTTACAGTTGGTGGAACTGGCTGGGGAGCTGGTCAATGGAGTGGCACAACATCTGGTGCTTTATCAACACAACTTGCTGAAGCTTTAGATAATAGTGAAACCGCAATAGATGTGGATAGCTCAACTGGTATTGTAGCTACTGACTTGGTATTAATAGACAATGAATTAATAACTGTTGGCACAATAAGTTCTAACACTTTAGGAACTGGTGGTGGCCCTTCAGCTAGAGGTGCAAGTGGTACAGCCGCAGCAACTCATGCAGACAACACATTAGTTTTTTTAGCACAAGGTAATGCATCAGCTTCAGATGATTTTGTAGGGTTTGGAAATGCTGCTGCAATTACAATTTCGGGAGCGCAAATAAGACTTTGGTCTCATGATAACTTTGGTGAAGATTTAATTATTAATCCTAGAGATGGGGGTTTGTTTTACTGGGACAGGAGTGCAGGCTTAACAGCCAGAGCTGTTGAACTAAGTGCAACATCTATATTAGATGGAGAAACAAGCGTTCCTCAAATATGCAAACAAATTATAGTTTCTGATGCAGATAGGCATGTAATAGCATTTGGAGCTGACGGATTAGGAGCAGGCCTTACAACAACACAAGGCAATGGTGTTCAAGATCCATTATTAATAAGATTTTCTTCTCAGGAAAATCCTGTAGATTGGTTTCCAACTACAACAAATACTGCTGGTGAAATTAAATTAGGTGGCGGATCTGAGTTTATGCAAGCAGTAGAAACAAAAGCACAGATATTAGTTTTTACTAATAAAAGTTTACATGCAATGAAGTTTATTGGACCTCCATTTACATTTGGTATAAAAGAACTTGCTAAAAATATAACTATTATGAGCCATGCTTCAGCCGTAGCTGTTAATGATAGCGTTTATTGGATGGGAGTTGACACATTTTATGTTTACTCAGGACAAACTCAACAAATACCTTGTCTTGTAAAAGATAAAGTATTTTTAAATTTTAATTTTGAAGAAAGATTAAAGGTACATGCTGGAGTCAATTCAGAATTTAGTGAAATAATATGGTTTTATCCTAGCGCTAGTAGTACTGAAATTGATTCTTATGTAACATATAATTATTTAGAAAATCTTTGGTACTTTGGAACCCTTGAAAGACAAGCTTGGATGGATAGGGGTATTAGAAATTTGCCTATAGCAACTGGTGGGCAATATTTATATAATCATGAAACAGGCTTTGATGATGATGGGTCAGCTATGACAGCATTTATAGAGTCATCTCCTATAGCATTAGGAGATGGTAGTAAGTTTGCTTTTGTCAATAGGATTATACCTGACATTAATTTTAATGGATCTACATCAACTAATCCTAGTGTTGATTTTACTGTAAAAGCTAGAACGCATTCTGGTTCAGGGTTTACTCAAACTGATACAGAGACAACGCAAAGAACAGCTGTAAGTCCTGTAGAAACATATACAGAAAAATTAGACATAAGAGTTAGAGGAAGAACATTTGCATTAAGAGTTGAGTCTACTTCTTTAGGAACAAAATTTAAATTAGGTACGCCACAAGTTAATGTAGTTCCAGATGGGAAAAGATAATGTTAATTACTACCATACCACAATACGTTCAAGGGTTAAAAAATTCTAAAGTTGACTTAACAGCTACTAGTGCAACAGTTGTATACACAGCACCAGCAGCTGCAGATTTTAATTTTTCTGTTGTAAATAGTATAATAGTATCTAACGATTCTGGTAGCGCTGACACAATAACCTTAACAATTACTGGAGGCGGATTAACTTCAGCTGCAGCCGTTTCTGATCATGTTTTTAGTTTATTTCAAGTTAAAGCTGTTGCAGCAAATACATCAATAGAATTGTTAACAAAAGATTTGATATTACAAAGTGGAGATATATTAACAGCAACCGCAGCGACAGCAAATAGACTTCATGTTGTAGCAAGTATACAAGAGCTTGCTTTACATAGAACGCCACAAAGCGCTTTATAATGACAGCTTTTATGCTGATGTGTTTTTTTGGTGTGCAAATAGAAGATGGAATATATTTTAAAAATGTTAATGATTGTATCAGTTATAAAAAAAAATTACACAATCAAGTTATTATTAGAAACAATAAAGATGAGGTCTATCAGTGCATGTGTAAGTTAGTTCCAAGTGTAGACACAGATAAAGTAAAAGTTTATTAAGGAGAAGTAATATGGAAAACATGGTATTAGACGCTTGGAATGATCTTAGCTACATAGAAGGTGCTTTATTTACCTTTTGGTTGTTTATTCTGTATTATGGCAAAGTATGGATAGATAGCAGATTTAAAGGGAAGGAATGTAAATGCTCACAGCATTAATAGGACCAGTCTCTAATCTTCTTGGTAAGTTTATAGAAGATAAGGACATGAAGAACAAGCTGGCACATGAAGTTGCTACTATGGCAGAGTCTCATGCTCAAGAGCTTGCCAAAGGACAGATAGAAATAAACAAGGCAGAAGCACAGCACAAATCCATTTTCGTAAGCGGGTGGCGCCCCTTTATTGGCTGGACGTGCGGAATTGCTCTTTGTTGGCATTTTGTCCTTGCACCTGTTACTTTATTTGTATGTGCTTATTTAAATGTTGTTATACCAGAATTGCCAAGTTTTGATATGGGTTCACTTATGACGGTTTTAATGGGCATGTTAGGATTGGGCGGACTTCGCAGTTTTGAAAAGTACAAAGGATTAACTAAGTGATGTGGGTTTGGTTAAAAATTTTTATATTTTTTAATACAATAGGAAATTATTTTTATAAAAAACATGTTAAGTCTTTAAGACAAAAGCAAAGGAGATAAAGTTGGATATAAGTAAATTAAGAGAAGAGATAGAGTCTGATGAGGGAAATGTAGAAGAAATATATTTGGATCATTTATCTTTACCAACTTTTGGGATAGGACATTTGGTAAAAAAAGATGACCTTGAATATGGTATGCCAGTAGGAACTCCAGTAAGTAGAAAAAGAATTAACTCTTGTTTTAATGATGATATCCAAGGAACTCTAGAAGACTGTGAAAAACTTTACGTAAACTTTTATAGCTTACCTGAAGAAGCAAAAATGATATTATGTAATATGATGTATAATTTAGGCTACACAAGACTGTCAAAGTTTAGTAAACTAAAAGCAGCTGTAAATAAAGGTGATTGGGAAAAGGCATCTATAGAGATGGCTGATTCAAAATGGTACAGACAAGTACCAAACAGAGCCGAAAGATTGGTTCAAAGAATGAAAGAAATAGGAGATTATTAAATGGCTATTTCAGCTTTATTATCAATGGCAGCCCCAGCAATAGCGGGTTCAATATTTGGCCCAACTTCATTTTTAGCTGCGAACCCTGCATTTGCAAGCGCAATCGGAGGAGGTATAGGATCTCTTTTAGAAGGAGGAACTGGCAAAGATGCTTTAAGAGGAGCTGCTTTAGGCGGTCTTGGTGGCTTTCTTGGTAGTAAGTTTGGTGGCGGTGGCTCGAGTGCTATAGCAGGAGTTAACCCAGCAGCACCAGCCTTCAATCCAAGTGATGTTGAAGGAATGGGCTTAACTTCTTTTCAACCAACTGGAGCGATAGCTCCACCTTCTTCTTTAATGTCTCAACTAACAAGACCAGAAGCAATAGGCGCTGGCGTAGGTGGGCTTGCAGCTAGTAGCATGATGCGTAAAAAGCCAGATGAAAAAGAAGAAACGGTATATCCAAGAGGTATGCCAATAAAGAACACATCTTTATTTCCTGAAATGGGCTATGATGGAGGTAAAGAAGGTGAGTTTGATTACAACATAGCTAAAAACTATGCAGAAGGTGGGGATCTACAAGAACCAGCAGCAATGGACATGGGTATAGGCGGTATGAAAGAATCTGGTATGAATGACAAAGAGCTTATTAGTAGTGCTATAGATGTTATTCAAGGAGACATAATTGATTCAACGCAACAACAAGTTATTCTTGCACAATTTGTAACTCAGTTTGGTCAAGAAGCTTTAAAAGATTTAGTTTCAAAAGTTCAATCAGGTGAAATTAATGATGCGCCTACAGAAGGTGATGGAATGGTCAAAGGAGCTGGAGATGGAATGGCTGATATGGTTCCAGCATCTTTAGGAAAAGAACAAGATGTATTATTAAGTGATGGAGAATTTGTTGTTCCTGCTGATGTTGTGAGCGGGATAGGAAATGGATCTTCTGATTCAGGTTCTGACAAACTTTACGATATGATGGATAGAGTAAGAGAAATGAGAACAGGTGGAAAGACACAGCCTCCTGCAGTGCCTGAAGAGATGATGTTACCTGCATGATATTTACAGCAGTTCCTAGAGAAGCTTTAGATATTGTTTGGCAAGATGTTGCTCATATGCTTGCTAAAGCAGTGGCAACTAGTAGTGGTAGATTTCATGTTGATGATATTTATCGTGATTTAGAAAATGGTGTTTATAGTTTATGGTTAGCTATAGATGAAGATAATAAAGAAAGTAAAGTAGTGGCTGCAATTACAACTCGCATAATATCATATCCAAATAAAAAGTCATTGGCTATGGATTGGATTGGTGGAAGTAAAATGTCAGAATGGATGCCTGTAGCTATGAAAAAATTAACGCAATTTGCAAAAGACTGTGACTGCACTCATTTAGAAGGTTATGGTAGAAAAGCATGGATGAGAGTTTTAAAAAAATATAATTGGAAACCTGATTATATTGCTTACAAAATGGAGATAGATAATGGGTAAAGGCGGAGGCGGAGGCCAGCAACAACAAACAGAGCAAAATATAACTCAAACTAGTTTGCCTAAATATTTTGAGCCATACGCAATTGATATGATGAAGAGAGCCGAGGCCGAATCAAAGAGAGAGTACACTCCTTATGAGGGCCAAAGATTAGCTGATGAAAATACTGATATAACTAGATCTAGAGAGTTAGCTAGAAAAACAGCAGAATCTGGTATACCCGGATATGACGCAGCTAATCAAGGATTAGCATCGGCTATGGCTAGAAGTTCTCAAGGCATGAATTATACTCCTGAAATGTTTGACTCAGCTCAAGCTGAAAAATACATGTCTCCATATATACAGAACGTATTAAATGTTCAAAAAGACCAAGCTCTTTTAGATTTTAATAGAGGTCAAGGTGATCGTAACTTTGCAGCACAACAAGCTGGAGCTTTTGGCGGTTCTAGACAAGGGGTTCAACAAGCTTTAGCTGGGCAAGGTCTTCAAAGAGATATGCAAAGAATACAAGCTGAAGGGCAACAAAAAGCATACGAAGCTGCTCAACAACAATTTGGTGCAGATAGAGATGCTAAATTTTCTGCTGAAAAAATGGGTCTTGGAGCAGCTGATTCTCTTACTGAACAAAGTAGAATGTTAGCTCAACTAGGGGAGAAAGCAAGAGCAGGAGATATAGAGTCAGCCCAGCTATTAGAAAAAATAGGAAAAGATAGACAAGCAAGAGATCAAGCTGGACTAGACATATCTTATGAAGATTTTATAAGACAAAGAGATATGCCTAGAGAAGATTTAACATTTCTTTCTTCTATTCTTCGTGGTGTTCCAGTTTCTCCGAGTACGGAGTCTGGTAAATTTGCAAATTACGATCCAATTAAAGATTTGTTAGGCACAGGAATAGCTGGGCTTGGTTTATATAAAGGGATAACAGGCTAATGATGAATGTAATAGAAGTACAAGATGGTCTTAAAAATTTTTCCGAACAACAATTAATTAAAGAAATGCAACAACCTAGTGGTAATGCACCACAATTTCTTGTTCTTTCTGAATTAAATAGAAGAAAGCGTGTTAAAGGAGATTATGAAGCAAGACAGTCTCAAAATCAACAAACTGTTGCTCAAGATGCAGTGGCTTCAGCTGGCGTTCCGCAAGAAGGAATGATGGGCATGTCCGAAGCTATGGCTCCGGCAAGCGCAGAGTCTGAGGGTATTGGCTCTATGATGCCTAAATCTATGAGAAATGGTGGAGAAGTAGACAGATATGCTGATGGAGGTTTAATAGAAGGAATAGCAGAGAGTGTTGGGCAAAATAGCGAAATGTTACAACAAGTGGCTCAAAATATGGGTAAAATGAATACAAACACATCTCCATTTCCCCAACCATCTGTACAATTGCCTCCGCAACAACCATCAGTTTCTCCTATTAATAGTACATTTAGACCGCCTTTAGGAGGTCAAGTGACAGACATGGCATATAGGGGGCCTTTCAATGGTTTTGGTGGTTCACCTTTTAACAGAGGGGGACAGCCGCTTGGATTTGGTGGTAAGGGGGGGCAAAGAGCAGGTAGGGATACATATGGAAGACCATCTGAACTTGACTCAACATTTAAAGGATTAGGTTCTTTTGCAGATATTTTTAATAAAGTACCAGCAGCTGAAGAATCCAAAGCTATGGCAGAAGGTGGAATTATTAGAGCGGCCAATGGAGCTTCATTGGCAGATAGAAATTATAATCCGGGCAATATAAGAAAAGCTGGTTTTATAGGAGAGACAGGAGAAAATGCAGGTTACTCTACATATGCATCTCCAGAGTTTGGTTTAAGAGCTTTGTCTAGATTATCAAATACCTATAATGATAAAGGTATATCAACTGTTAGAGATTTTATTAATAGATATGCGCCAACAGCAGACAACAATAAAAACAATGAACAGTATGCTAAAATGGTTGCTGGAGCTTTAGGTGTTGGGATTGATGATCCTGTAGATTTTTCTAATGATGCAGTAAAACAAGCATTAATACCTGCGATAGCGCAATTTGAAGGATATACAGGAGATACAAGTCCTGATCTTATTAATAAAGGAATAGCAGCATCTAAAACAGAAGACGTTACTAAAGTAAATGAATTGTTATCTGGTATTGATTCTTTGTCTGGAGATAAAAGCGGAGGAGAAAAACTTGGAGTTGATCTGGCTTATCCTCAAACACAAAACTTTGGTTTAAGAGGAAAAACAGATAGCAATCAAGAAGGGTTTTCAATTTTTGATATATTTAAAAAAGAAAAAGAAATACCAGATCCAGATGACAGTTTAGGAAATAAAGTTGATGAAAAAACTTTTCAAATGATGAGCCCAAATGAAAAAGATTTTGTTACTGGTAAAAGCGATCCTCTTCTTTTTGGTTACCCAACTATAGAAGCTGGCCCAGATACATCTATAAATAATAGCAAAGATGGAGGTTTTCCTGCATTTCCTGACCCTCTGTTTATAAATAGAATGGAACAAAAAAGAGGTCTTCCGGGAAGAAGTAATCAAGATGTTTATAGCGATGGCTATGGAGAGCAATCAGATATAAACTTTCTTGACACAATTTCATCGCCTATTATTAAAAAAGGGATAGAAGATAGAATTAAACGTGGACAAATAACTGAAAAACAAGTTGAAGAAGCAAATAAACCCGGTGATCCAGCTGTGCAAGAAAAAAAGTTTGCTGATGAAAAGAAAAATACTGAAAAGTTTATAAAAGAAAAAAAGATAGAAGAACAAAAGATAGAAGAAAAGAAATCTGATTCTAAATCTAATTATACTTTTGCTGATGGATCTCCAAGTAAAGGTATTAGTTCTACTGAACAAGAAATATTAGACCTTCAAAGAGAACTTAAAAAAGATAGGGACTTTGATAGGTACATGGCATTGGCTCAAGTTGGTTTAAATTTAATGGATCAAAAAGGTTATGGTGAAGCAATGAATACAGGATTAAAAACATTTGGAGATTCTAAAAAAAGATATAGTGATGCAGTTACAAGCTTGATAAATGCTAGAGCCAAGTTAAAAACAGCAACCGATAAAGGTACAATGACAACTAAAGAAGCGTATGATAAACTTAATGATGTTAGAGAAAGAATATACGGCAAACAAGGTGATCTTGGTGCAGTTACAATAGAACTTAAACCTGAAGAGCTTGCAAAATATAAAGCTGAAGAACAATTTTTATTAGAATATATGAATAAACGTGGATTTAAAATACCTGTGTATAATCCAAATTTAGATGCAGCATCTTGAGGTAACTCTTAATGGGTACAATTAATGTAACAAGTAAACGTACAGGCAATACATATCCTATAGCAATATTAGGCAATCAACCTAATCAGCAAGAAGATGTTGCTATACAAAAATATATAGACACTCAAGATGGTATTGGTCAGGTTGCTTTACCAGAAGTTGATGACTCACAAGGTGGGCTTATTGATTTTGTTAAATCAACTGCAGGTGGTTTTGGTCAATCATTTGCTCAAATACCCGGTGGTATTACTGCTTTAGGAGAGTCTATAGGAGGATATGATGTTGGAACAACAGGTATAGGTAAAGCTGCTCAAAGTTTTTCTAATGATGCTTCAGCTTATATTCGTGAAGCCACTGATATGAATGAAAGTGTAGCTAGTAAATCAGGACAAGCTATTGGTTCTCTTTTGTCATTTTTGGTTCCGTCTACAGTTGTTGCAAAAACAGCCTCTGTTTTAGGTGGTGGAGCTAAATTAGCAAGTGGACTAGCATTATCTACAGCTGCCACACAAGGTGCTGCAATAACATCACAAGATCAAATGAATAGAATAGCTAGTTTTATTGAAGGTGGTGGAGAGCTTGATGAAGAAACAAAAAGAGATGCTGTACAACTTAGTGGATTACTAGGAACATCAGAAGCCGCACCTTTAGTTCCTTTATTAAAACATTTAGGCACAGCTATGAGGATACTTAAAAAAGTCCCAGCTGGAAAAGTAGATGATGCTTTAAGAACTATTGGTGGTAAATTAAAAAGATCCTTAATTGCAGGTATTGGAGAAGGTAGTCAAGAATTACTTGCTGGTTTAGTTCAAGATATGATAGAGAAAAATTTGTACAACCCTGATTTAGAGGTTGGTAAAAGTGCTTATGATGATGCAGTTTATGGTGGTGGCGCAGGTGCTGCGCTAAACCTTATAGTAGACAGTATAAGAGGAAGACAGTTAAAGAAATTTGACAAACAATACAAACAATTAGATGAAGATCAACAAGAAGAAGGCAAAGATGCAGGCGTAAAATTGCAAAATGCTACTAACTTTATTAATTCAAGAAAAGTATTACAACTACCTCTTCCTGCAGAAAAACAAGATGGCATTGTTATAGATGAAAATTTTGATAAAGATCAAAAGTTAATTGATTTTGGTGAAGTTGTTAATGATCAAACTAATTTGCAAAAAGAAATTAAAAAACAAGAAGAAGCAAATCAAACTTTAGAAGCTTCTAAAGAATTAAAGTCTCCTTATATACCTGTAAAATTAACTAATTTACCAGAAACAGAAGCTTATAAAATTAGAAAAGCTAGAGTTGATTTAGGTAAAAAGATAGCTGTTGATGATCCCGCTTCACTACAAGAGATAGAGGATGTTGTTGGTATTGAGTCTGCTAACAGAGAAAGAGCTAATCAGAAACCTATACTTAGTGGACAACAAAAAAAAGAAGATTTATTTCCTGAGTTAGAAGGAGCAGAAGAGAAAGCATTAGCAAATAAATTTACTAATACAATTTTAAAAGCTAAAGTTATTAATAGAGCAGAAGTTAAACGTATAGCTGCAAGAATTAATAAAGAAAAAATGTCTAATGAAGATGCTGATAATGTATTAAATACATTACTAGCTAAAGGCG